CAATCACCATTGATTTAGTGTCAATTGACTTCTTAACAATAGCCGCATCGTACAGTGCTTGCGGAGTTACCCCAAGTGCTTTGGCGTATTTAATGATGGAATTTTCATCGAGTGCTCTATTCTGATTTTCATGATTTGAAATAGTGTTCTGGGCAATGCCGGTAATCCTGCTAAGGTCAGCCTGAGTCATTTTCTTTTGCTTCCTTAGTTCCTTAATTACAGGTCCCAGAATATTTGCAGATTTGTTTGGCATTTTGTCCACCTCTTATGGGTTAATAATATCACATATGTGGGCATAATCAAGAAAAATATCTCACAATGAGAAATTTGCTGTTGCAATCTATATCTCAACGTGAGATACTAATGATGTTGAAAGCGAGGTGACATCAAATGCTAGCTGGAGCAACTAAACAAGACTTACGTGTAGAATTTCTAAAACCTAAAGACAAACTGCGTGGAGAGCGCAATCGGCGCCGTTGGACAACATCATATGTTGGCGCAATGGTTGGCCTTAGCCGTAGGCAATATGAGCTAAAAGAAAAAGGAATGTATCCATTTAACGATTATGAAATGTTAATCATTGCCAGAGCGATGGAAATTCCTGTTGGAGCTCTTTTTTTTGAAGACTAATATCTCGTTATGAGATTTATAAGGAGGCATCGTGATGAACGAATTAATTAAGACCATCACCCGCGATGATGGCACGATCGCCGTGAGCGGTCGCGAGCTACATGATTTCTTGGAAGTAGATACTCCGTATACGCAATGGTTTGACCGCATGATTGACTATGGATTTACGGAAAACACTGACTTTAAAGGTTTATCACAAAAAAGTGAAAAACCTATTGGTGGTCGTCCACGGATTGAACACGTCATGACACTTGACATGGCCAAGGAAGTTGCAATGATTCAGCGAACCGATCGAGGCAAGCAAGCGCGTCAATATTTTATCGAAATTGATAAGCAGGCACATCACGATATGACCGGTCTAAGTCCAGCGACACGGGCAGCTGTTGCAGCTACGCAAGCGCTAGCCGCACAAGAGCGACGCTTGAATCGAGTTGATGCAAAAGTAAATGCCATCAGTGACATCGTAAGTATTTCCACAATGGACTGGCGCCGAGCAACTCGGGACATCATTACTAAGATCGCACATATGAGAGGAGACGATTATCAAGCCACACGGAAAGATATCTACAAAGATGTCGAACAACGAGGCGGATACAGCTTGAGTACACGGCTTACCAACCTACGCAACCGAATGGCTGGGGAAGGCCAATCTTTATCCAAGCGAAATAAGACTAACAAAGTTGATGTGATCGGCAATGACAAGCGGCTCATTGAGATCTACATGGCGGTTGTTAAGGACCACGCTATCAAGTATCGCGTCTGGGACAACGAGTATTAAAGGAGATGTCAGTATGAAAAATGTTTCAAATAGCACCAAAGCGCCCGATTTAGGCATGGCGTCTTTGAACCTCAGCACTGCAAAAGGACTTCTAGAAGCCCTTCGTGATCAGTTAGATAGTATTGAAGAACTGGTTTGTTACTATAGAAAAAATCATACACAAGCAGAGGCCTTGCGACTCGCGTATGAGGCTAATCGATCATTTTATACATGGATGGCACTCCTGAGACCAATTCAAGATTACGTTGATAGCAGTCTGGCAACGATTGATGAGGTAGACAAATGATTAAAACACCTGAAGCTAAGCTTTTTGATCTTCGGCTTGCTGCTTATGAGCGAATTTCATCGATGGTGATGATTGAGCTTTCAACTAACACAAGTCCACTGCACCGCATGCAGGTAGCACAATGGTCAGTTCCAAAGCTCGTGTACTACGGGATAAAAGCCTATGCATTTTATGACCGCACCGCTGAGTTTGATGATCAGCAAGACCGATTTTTACAAATGGAGGAAGTCCTAACCAGTGTTGGAGGATTAACGCCACGCGAGTTCATGGGCATTTTCCCAATAGAGAAAACTTATGACGGCAAGAAGTACGGATGCAAAGACTATTTCAGTACCATGTTGGATTCGATTAATGCTAACGGAATTGATAAGCCAATTGCTGAACCCTTCAAATTTTTGATGGAGTACTGGAACGATGACATCACCGATTTCATGGTCAATATGATGATGACCATGTCACAAATTAACCGTGAAAAAACAGGAAAAGGGCTTTTCGAAAAATTTGTGGACGAACACAACCTATAGAGCGGACTAAGAAGGCTGTCTAAATTGGAGCCCAAACGCCAAAAATATCCACAGGAAAGGAGGAAATACCATGGAAACAACATTGAAGATTAACCCCGAAATCACTATCACGCTACCTGAAGACAAGACAATCGTTGACCGTTCAGGATACGAGCAATTGAAGCGAGACGCTGATTATCGTCGCTGGTGGGATGTTACAGACCTCAAAAACCGGTATCACCGTGACAAGGAATGGTTTAAGCGGAACGTATTTGCTCCGTATGAACGCGAACTTCGAGATCGTATTGTGATGTACCCACATGGAGGAAAGTCGAGCTACTTATGCAAGCCAATTCCATTTGACGATTTTGTGCAGAGCCACTTTCCAGAAATCAGTAAGAGGGCGGAGAAATGATTGGTTATTTACTAATTGCTGGTGGCTTCGGCGTGATTGTTGGTCACTGCTTAGGCCACAGCGGAAATTGGAGGCAGTGGATTGAATGAAGCAGAACGAACCATTGGTGATTTGCTGAACGAATACAACAAATTGATGCTAGACATTATTCGCGGCAACCACACACCAATTGCAAAGATGCTACTTGCCGAGAACGAGAAGCTACGTGCACGACTAGCGAAACTAAGGGGATGACGTGATGACCAATGAGGGATACGAACGAATTATAGCCGAAGCGAACCGCCAGATCGCCAAATATCACAAGGTTGCTACCGACTATGGGCCAAGTAATACAGACCCTCATCAAACGTATGCGATGGGTCAGGAAGATGGCGCACACGCAATCCTATTTATTATCAAGCAAGCCATGAAAAAAGCCGTTGGCGTGCAGGCCAACGACTGATAGAAAGGAAACTTATTATGTCAACATTATACGACTTACAAGGAAAATATGCGAGTTTATTAGAACTAGCTGAAGACGGGACAACTGATCCCGAAGTATTGGCCGACACCATGGATTCAATCGTTGATGCAATCAATGACAAAGCCGAAGGATATGCACAGGTTATTCGCCAAATCAAGGCCGATATTGAAGCTAACAAAAAAGAACGTGACCGTTTCGAAGCACGGATTAAAGCTTATCAATCTAACCTCGTTACTATTTCACAGCGGTTGGTCGAAGCAATGAACGAAACTAATCAACGCAAAATTAAGACACAGTTATTCACGATCAGTGTTGCTAAAAATGGCGGAAAACAGCCAATTTCCATCGATCAAGGCAATTTGCAGGCTGATGTATTCAAGGTAAAACGCGAACCAGATACAGACAAGATTCGAGAACGATTAGAAGCCGGAGAAAAAGTGCTGGGTGCTGAGCTTAAGCCACGCGGTGAACATTTATTGATTAAGTAGGAGGGAATCATGCAGCCAATTAAACATGCATCTTCAATTGATCGAACAAAGAACTGGCGAGTTTTGATTTATGGAAAGCCCGGTGTTGGCAAGACGTCAGCCATTCGCAATCTTAATGGCAAAACCCTCGTGCTAGATCTGGATGACAGTTCAAAAGTGCTATCCGGTGCACCGAACATTGATGTGCAACCATTTGACCGAAGCAAGCCAAGCGAGGAATGGAAAGAATTTCTGAAAAATCTGGCTGAGCGTGTTTCTGGGTATGACAATCTGGTGATCGACAACGTATCAGCGTTCGAAAAAGACTGGTTTGTCGAGATGGGCAGGCACAGTAAAAACGGCATTGGCAACGAGCTTCAGGACTACTCACGATGGACGAATTACTTTGCTCGTATCATGACCATGATCTTCATGGACGCACCAGTAAACGTGCTAGTAACCGCTTGGGAAAACACGCGAGATGTTACAAGCGAAACTGGACAATCGTTCAGCCAGTATGCGCCAGCAATTCGTGACAGCGTGCGTGACGGGCTATTAGGCCTGACAGACGTTGTAGGACGCGTAGTCATCAGCACAAAGACAAGCCACCGAGGAGTTATCCTTGCAGGTTCAGATGCAATCTTTGCAAAAAATCGTTTGGATGATCGAACTGCGTGCGCCATTGAGGACCTCTTTAAGTTTGGAGGTGACAGTGATGTTTCAGCTTCATCCTTACCAGAAGGAGCTAGTTAATCAAGCAAGAGAAAAGCTGGCTGATGGTCACAAATCTGTACTGCTAGTCAGCCCAGCGGGATCTGGTAAATCAGTTATCATCGCTGAAATAGCTAGGTTGGCAGTCATGAAGGGCGGACATGTTATGTTCACCGTTCACAGAAAAGAACTTATTGATCAAATCACGAAGACTTTTATTGCAAACGGAGTTGATTTGAGCAAATGCACCATCATGACTGTTGGCAGAATTGCTAGACGCTTAGGGAAATTGCCAAAACCGAATCTAATCATCACTGATGAAACGCATCACAGCTTGGCAAAGACTTACCTAAAAATTTATGAATTTTATAAAGACATTCCACGCTTAGGTTTTTCAGCAAGCCCCTGGAGACTTTCAGGAAAGGGACTGGGGGATGTTTATGAAACCATGGTTGAGGGTCCAACAGTGAAATGGCTAATTGAACATCACTACTTAGCGCCTTTTGACTACTACGCGCCAACATTAATTGACGTTGAAAAGCTAAAGAAATCATCAACTGGTGATTACTCCACGAAGTCAATTGATGAGGCCAATACAAAGATGATTTTTGGTGATGTGGTTAGTCACTACCAGAAGTTGGCCAATGGACGCCAGGCTATTGTCTATGCCCACAGTATCGAAGAAAGCAAGCGCGTTGCAGCAACGTTCAATGCTGCCGGCATATCTGCCATTCATGTTGATAGCAAAACACCTGCTTTGAATCGTGATGAAGCAATGACGGCCTTTAAAGATGGAAAAATTAGAATCATATCAAACGTCGATCTCATCTCAGAAGGGTTTGATGTTCCCGAATGTGGCGTTGTCATCATGCTGAGGCCAACCGCTTCTCTTGTCCTTGACATTCAGCAATCGATGCGAGGAATGCGCTATAGACCGAACAAAAGAGCAATCATTATTGATCACGTTGCGAACGTTTATCGCTTTGGTCTTCCTGATACTGACCGTGAATGGTCGCTTGAAGATCGACCTAAGCAGGAAAAGCACAGGGGTAAATCAGACGGACCTGCGATCAAGAGCTGCCCAAAATGTTTCGGAATCGTTCCTGCACAGGTTAAGCAATGCCCACTTTGCGGATATTCATTCCGAGCAGACGGTGCTGATCTTGAAGTTGATCCTACAGCCAAATTAAAAAAGGTAGACAAGAAAGTATTCAAAATAGTTGCGGACTATTCAAAAACAAAATATGGACAAATGAAAGCCGAAGATGCCGATTCACCTGAAGATATGTACGCAATTGCAAAAGCACATGGCTATAAGCCTGGTTGGGCTTACCACCAGATTGTGGCTAGGGGATGGCTAAAGGAAAGGAAGCGAGCATAAATGAAAAGGCCGGGAGCGTATCGAGCAAAAAATCATGATGGAGAAGTTTACGATAATTTCACAATAATTGGCGATACCGGGAAAAGGGATAACAAAAGAGGGCAGATCGTGTTAATCCAATATAACGATGGTGTACTGGATGAGATCCCGTATTCGTGGATCAGGCAGGGTCACTTTACCGGGCTAGATAGTGCTGGTTTATCAGTAAATATCAGGCGCCAGCAAGGGAAAACACTCGGGAAAAAGTACAGACCAATGTTACAAAAATACAGCAGGGAGAACGGGAAAAAGCTAGCACGGTATTTTTATCAAAACTTTGTTAAAGATGGTGTCAACTTAGCACTTACAGCATCTCGAACAATCCGTTCTGATAGTTCTTCGGGTGTAAAAGGGGTCAGCTGGAATAACAAGCAAAAAAAGTGGTGTGCCACGCTTACCGTAGGTGGAAAACGTGTTCTGTACAAATATTTTGAGCATCTTTCTGATGCGGTTGAAGCAAGAAAAGCGGCAGAGGACGAGTACTTGAAACCGTATATCAAACAATATCAGCAAATTATAGGAGGAAACTAATATGTCATTCATTACCGCAGATTATAGCAAGAATCAGGAAAACGATTTTTCACCGCTTCCAGATGGTGAATATGAAATGGTCATTACGCAAGCCGGTGAAATTGCAACTAAGGGTGGATCAGAATCACTACAGCTACGTCTCACGGTTCGCAATGATCTTGATGCAGCAGAGCCAAAAACGAATGGAAAGTACCATAACCGAGTTGTCTTTTTCGATAACTGGAAGCGCAAAGCTACGAACCAATACGATATGGACGGTCTCCAGTATGTATTGGAAGCGACAAAGATCCCTGAAGGCACTCCGTTAAATAGCATCGATGATTTCTGCAAGGCTATTTATCACAAGCCTGTACGAGTTTATGTCAAAGTTGAGAAAAACCCTGAATATGGTGATCGGAACACAGTGGCCCCGTGGAGCGTTCATGCTAGCAAGTATCCACAAGTTGCTCACAAATTTAAGGATGATTCTCAACCAGGTCAGCCTCATGAACCGGTTGACGATTCCAACTTGCCATTCTAGGAGGAATACGAATGTATGAACACATTCCAGCAGAACTACGGTCCCTAAAACAATGGGGCTGCTTTCACCGAATCTGGCAACCAGAAAAAAATAAATATACTAAGATTCCTTATTCTGCCTTAACTGGCACAAAAACAAGCTCAACGGACTCGAAACAGTGGGTAACTTTTGAAGAAGCAATCACAGCATTGCAGGCTTATGACCTTGACGGACTTGGATTTTTCTTTGCAAACGGATATGTAGGAATTGACGTTGATCATATTGGCGATGATTTGGAGAGACTAGAAGAGGGACAAACCGACGACAATGTCGCATGGGAGTTCATGAATACTTTCAAGTCATATACCGAAAGGTCAATGTCTGGTACTGGTATTCACATCATTGTCAAAGGCGAAATACCCGGTACACGCCGAAGAAAAGCTAATGTTGAGATGTATCAAAGCGGGCGGTTCTTTGCAATGACTGGCGATGAAATTGGCAAGTTTCATTCAATCAATTCTCCCGCAGAAGAGGAATTCAAGCGGATATATACAAAGTATTTGGAGCCAAAAACCGTCATCGATTTGCCCAGCAGGTACAATTTAGTACCTAACAATCTTTCTGAAGATGAGATTATCATTAAAATGCTGAGATCTAAAAGTGGTGATCGAATTAAGAAACTGCTCAATGGAGGCTGGGAACCATTATATCCATCTCAATCGGAGGCTGATCTGGCATTCGCAAATGACTTGGCATTTTGGACAGGCAGAGATTTCACCCGGATGGATAGTATATTCCGCCATTCATCGTTAATGAGACCAAAGTGGGACGAGAAGCACGGCAAAACAACCTACGGCGTTTCAACACTCAACCGAGCCATTAATGATGTGAGTGATACTTATCAGCCGAAACATGAAAAGCCTAAATATAAGCTTGGATTTATTACTGACACTGGTAAGCCAAAAGCGTTTCCTCCTCGTTCGTGGGATGACACAGGCAATGCAGATAGGTTTGTTGATCGATATGGTGATGTCGCGAGGTACAGCTATATCGATAAGGCTTGGTATATCTACAATGGTAGCTTCTGGGAACTTGATAAGCGTGGCTTGTTGCGAACCATGATTGACGAAGTAGTTGCTGACTTGAAAAAGGAAAAGCCAAAAACTCCTCCTGATGTTGATCCGGAAAAAGCCGAGAAAGAATGGGCAAAGTTTTGCAAAACCAGTCGTGGAAATCGTGCTAAAAGAGCACTTGAAGATGAGATTCAACATCGTCTACCGGTGACAACTGATGAATTTGATGCTGATCAGACCTTAATGAATGTTGACAACGGATATATTGATCTATCTGATGGAACTCTTCACGAGCATGACATAAAGAAAATGTTCTCGAAGAAATCAAACGTTGAATATTCAGACACTGTTGAGTGTCCTGAATGGCAAGCATTTTTGAATCAGACTTTCAATGGAGACAACGAATTAATTGACTATATTCAAAAAGCGGTCGGGTACTCATTAACAGGATCAGTTGAAGAGCAGGTCATGTTTATCCTTTACGGATCAGGGCGAAATGGTAAATCTGTTTTCATGGATACTCTCAAGCACATAGCTGGAAGTTATTCACGCACGATGCAGGCTAAGTCAATTATGGTTCAGCAGTCTAGCGGGGGTGCCAACAGCGATATTGCAAGACTAAAGGGAGCTCGTCTGGTATCTGCAAGTGAACCAAATGAAGGCGTCCGACTAGATGAAGGACTTATCAAAGAACTAACCGGAGGAGAATCTGTTACCGCACGTTTTTTATACGGATCAGAGTTCGAATTCAAACCAGAATTCAAGCTTTGGCTGTCAACTAACCACAAGCCCATTATTCGAGGAACGGATGATGGTATCTGGCGGAGATTGATGCTGATTCCATTTACTCATCAAGTGCCAGTGGATCAGGTAGACAAAAGGCTGACATACAAGCTTGAACGTGAATCAATCGGGATTCTAAATTGGGCAGTTGATGGAGCACTCAAGTGGCAGCGCGAAGGATTAGAGCCGCCGCAGAGTGTGAAAGATGCAAGCAATGAGTATCGAACAGAAATGGATGTTCTTGAACTGTTTATCAATGATTGTTGTGAAAAAGGGCCCGGATATCAGGCCGCCGCTGGTCAGCTTTACCAAACATATGTTGACTGGTGCGACAAATCAGGTGAGTACAAGATGCGCAAACAAAAGTTCGGCGCAGAAATGCAAAAGAAGTTCGACAAGCATAAACGAGGAAGTTTCTTCTATCTTGGAATACGTATCAAATCTGACCCGAGGCTTAACTTTTTAAACAATTAGGGAGGATGACAGGGAGGATGAATTTTTTGCGAAACGCCTACGTGCCGTAGGTTACAGCCTATATTTTCTTCTTAGGGAGGATGAATAGTTAAAAAGTATATATAGATAAATATTAAAAAGTATAGTGTAAACTTTGTTTTTCTATTTATCCTCCCTAACCACAAAAAATAGTGCCTAACCCTTGTAGCATTAGGGATTGTGGCAATTATTCATCCTCCCTAAGATCCTCCCTCAATGGAGGATATATGAAATCAGAGCATGCCATTCAATCAGAAATCATGCTGGCACTATCGGAACACGGTTGCATTGTTGCTAGAACGAACGTGGGAACTGTAAGAACTGTGGACGGAAGAATTTTTAACGCAGGACCACCGCCTGGGTGGCCTGATATTACTGCGATAAGAAAAGCGGACGGACGTGCTGTACTGGTTGAATGCAAAAACGAAAAAGGAAGACTTCGTGAAGATCAAAAACGTTTTGCGGCCGCTATATCAGGAACAAAAGTAATTTACGGCGTATGCAGATCGGCAGACGATGCTGTGAAACTATTGGAGGCTAACAAATGTACGTAGTAGCAGGTTTAAACACAGGAACCGAGTATTACCGAGCCAAGTATCAATCTCAGTGTATCCGCTGGATTAACGAGAACATGTCCAAGCACAAAAAGGCGCGCAACACCCGTGGTGATGACATTAAAGTTGATATTCCTGAACCACTGATTATCAAGAAAGTAGAGGACGAAAAATGAGCGAAGAAAAACTGTATGTGGTAAAGAACGATGAAGGCAAATACTGGGACTTTGAAGGCCGAGACGATTTCTGGGCATTAGTCATATCAGATTGCCCTACAACGCCTAGCAAGGAGCAGGCTGAACTAGTGGCTGATGAGCATGGCGGCCACGTTGTCACTTTGATTGAGGAGCCTGAAAAGGTAGTGCTAAGCAAGGAACAAGCAAAAATCGTTAAAGATGCACATGACAATAAGATTCCAGCCTGCCATATTGCTAACAAATCTGATGATGAGGAATTGTTGATGAATGCTTACGTCAACGGCTACACCATGGCAAAAGAGAAGAAATACAACGTCAAGGTGCCACATGCAAATTATAAGTGGTATCTAAAAACTCCTGATGGAAAACTTGATACCATATTTGTAGAAGGATTATCCAAAGGATTTGGTGGATACCCAGATGGAATTGAACTAACTAATGATGATATTGAGAAATTTGGCTTGCAAGACTGCGAGAAAGAAGAGGTGACTGACGATGGCGATGAGGTATGAGTGCCAAGATATGTTTTCACACGAGGTCATCGCGACATTCAATACCTATGATGAAGCCGACAACTTCATGGACGCAGCGTATGACCAGCCCGATTGGTGGACGATACCAGCAATGACGATTATGGAGGTGACTGACGATGGCATTCGTTGAGCTTGAAGACGGTAGCTGGATAAACCCTGAACTGGTTGAGCTGATATACAAGAAGCAATTAAACACAGACTTTTGGGCGGCCTCTATGACTAATGGAGATCCTGCCTTAATCACTGACGCCGATCGTGTTCAAATTCTGAAAACCGCGGGGTTCGTGAAGATCAAAAAGGAGAAAGACGATGAGTGAAGAAAAGTTCGACAAGCTATGTGATGACAATTTTGACGAGTTGGTGGAGCTAGTATTTGACGACACAGACTTCATCGAAGACCTACTAAGAGACAATCAGCTATCTGACGTGGTTTATGGCTGGTTTCACGATCACCATGCCGAGGTTATGGAATATTTAGGTGAGGCGGCGCGCGATGAGCAATGAGACGAAGCGGGACGTGTTCGAGAAATTGGCAGAATGCTACGCCGAGGTTTATGACGCATACACCAATGAAACCGGAAGCCAATACTACTGTGACGATGAGCCAAACTATCTTTCAGAATATGACGCCGCCTTGCCAGATGATCTGCCGGTGATCCCCAAGGAAATCGGAGAGTACATCGAACGTCAGAAACAGGGATCAACATTAAGATCAGCGATCATTGATGCCACAGATTTTCACGCAGTCGATGATGACAAAGCTGATTGGATATTCTACCATTCTGAGACTTTTGCCCATGCATGGCTGCTAGGTGTCTGGCGCGTTGAGGAAACAGGCGAAATCGTGAAACTGGAGGCGGAGAAATGAAGAAAAAGATCAAGCACGGCATTGCCTATGTTCTTTTAGTGTCATGGGCGGGAATCGTCATTTACGGATTTGCCAGTTTCCTTTGGGATTGGGTTGTTAAGCCTTTTATCAAACTTGGAATAGTTAAATCATTGACTACCTTTATCTTCGTAATTGGCGCAGGGACAGTTGTATGGTTCGCTTTTTGGTCAGGTGAAAAGCTGGTCAAGTGGTTACTAAAAGAATAGAGGCGGAGAAATGAAACGAGAGATTAAGTTCAGAGCATGGGATAAAGATAAACACAGAATGCTTGGTGTTGACCAATTGGCGTTTGGCCCCGATGGAGAACTAGTAAGTATCTACAGCGATGGTCCAGATTTTTCAAACGATTCAGAGGTATTGATGGGCGAGAAACCAGATCTAAACGATGCTGTACTCATGGAGTACACCGGTTTACACGACAAGAACGGACGAGAGATCTACGATTCAGATATTCTGAAAGTCACAGGAGAAGACGGTGAATCATATGTAGCAACCGTAAAATGGTTTGGCGATGAAGACTACCCAGCGTTTGATTTGGAAGGCATACCGGCAGCATGGAATTATGATGCAAATGCACTTGCAACCATTTTTCAAAGTGGTGTTGAAACATGTGAGGTCATTGGCAACATTTTTGAGAATCCGGAGCTATTGGAGGGAAAACAATGACGAGAAAGATTGATGTATTCACGCTTCATTCTATTACAGACGTTAATACAGTAAACCAATTTTTAAAAATGCACCCACAGGCTAAATTAAGTTACGTTAAAGGAGAAAGCGATGGTGCCCTAGCAATTGCTGACTATGAAGATGATGAAGAGGACGATGAGGTAGAGGTAAAGCAATGATTGCCGTCATGCTGCTAATCTCAGGTGCTGCAATGTGGATGTGGGCTAACTGGAAAACTAAGTAGGAGATGAATGATTTGGACAGTAAACGAGCATTGGCCGAAAACCTTAGGAAGAATATATACGATCTGAACATGACACAAGCCAAATATGCAAAAGAGATCGGAATACCCATTAACACGCTTGAATATGCAATCTCTGGGAAGGGTAGTGTTTCACTTAACACCTTGGACAAAATCGCATATGGAGCTGGGATTGATCCGTGGGAGCTCATTCGGTCTCATGAAAGCAAATAAAAAAGCGCACCATTACGGCACGCCGTTTCCCCAAATTTTTACAAATTCAATTATACCATAAGGAGTGGACGCAGT